AAGTACTAAATTATATAAATCAGTTGCTCGTGCATCACAAAGAATAGGAAATATTTTTAATGTCTAATAAACGTTTAACATCTCATCTTAAAGGTGATGCATCAACATCAGTACCACCGGGTGCGGATCAATCATGGTCTAGCGGAAACCCAGGACCATATGTTGGTATAGTAAAAGGTAATGTTGATCCTACTAAAATGGGACGTTTAAAAGTTTCAATACCGGCATTAAGTAAGACGGAATCTCCAAATTATAATCAATTATATACAGTTGAATATCTTTCTCCTTTTTATGGAGCCAAATCAGACAAATATAATAAAGCACATAGTAGAACATATGATGGAACGCAACACTCGTATGGTTTTTGGGCAATTCCACCAGATTTAGAGTCTAAAGTTTTAGTAATTTTTGCTGAAGGAAAAATATCACAAGGATATTGGATAGGATGTATACAAGATCCTTATACAAATCATATGATTCCTGGTATTGCATCAAGTGAAAACACAATTGATAAGACAACAGGATTAGATACTAATAATCCAAACGAAATGAAAAATGCCAGTGTTGACAAAATGACAACTTATGGAACAAAAAATGTTCCTGCAGGCGAAATTAACAGAGCATCGCCAAATGCACTAGCAGGTAATAACTATGAAAGAATTCCAAAACCTATACATCCTTTTGCTGATATTTTAAAAGCACAAGGATTGATTAGTGACACTATAAGAGGTACAACAACTTCTTCTGCAAGAAGAGAAACACCAAGTCAGGTTTTTGGTATCAGTACACCCGGTAAAAAAAATACAGGTACTACTAAAGAAAAAGTTGGTACAAAAGATACAACACTAACTGATTATGTGGTTAGAGAAACTGGACATACTTTTGTTATGGACGACGGTGATATTAATGGTAACAATCAATTAACAAGACTAAGAACAGCATCAGGACATCAATTATTAATGCATGATACAGCAGGTATAGTGTATATTGCAAATGGTTCAGGAAAAAGTTGGATTGAAATGAGTACTGAGGGAAAAATTTATATATACGCTCAAGACGGATTTAATTTAAGAGCAGATGGAAATTTTGATTTGCATTCAGGCGGAGATATTAACTTTCATGCAAAAAACAGCATAAAATTTACAGCAGAATCAGATCTTGTAAACAACGCAAAGTTTATTATGAATATAGGAGAAGAAGGTGTATTCACTACTTCTCAAAATGGATCAATAATGGATTATGGATCACAAGGTATTTCGTCATGGACTAATGCACAGCAGATGCATGGTGCTGGTGGTCAAATTCATTTAGCAGGAGCACAAGTACACTTTAACTCAGTTGGTGCAAGTTCTAGTTGGGGACCAACATGGTTAAACCCAAAAGCGGCTGGCATAACCGAAAATGTAGGTGAGTTAGATTTAGATATAAACAATCCTAACGAAATGAAAATGAAAAACAAAGAATCTGGAAATGATGTAAACCTTATGGTTGGACAGGGAGGAATACTAGAAGCAAATACTGCCAGAACAAAAACAACTGTGCCAAATCTTGTAACGCATGAACCGTTTACAAGAGCACCATCAGGAGTATACGAAACAGTTTCACAATGGGAAGATCCAGTTAAATGGAAACAATTATCACAAACGCCAGGTACGTTAGAATTTATGGCACAACAAAATAGAAACAGTACTATAGAATACGTAAAACAACTACAATTTTTTACGGATCAAAAAAAATATCTTACAGACAAAGGGTTGTTAGAATCAAAAGGTGTAGATATAAACAATCCTAACGAAATGAAAAATTTATCAAAATTTAATTCTCTCAACTTAAAAAAATTATCAGATACATTTACTAAAAATTATAACGAAATTTATAAAGTAAAAAGTGTTGTTGAAAATTTAAAAACTACAGATATCAAACAAATTTTAACAACTAAAGTTGTTGCAGGTCAAATTACAAGTGTTGCATCAAAACTTACAGAATCGATATGGAGAAGATCATCTGCAGACATAACCAACCCTAATGAAATGTACAATCTACCACCTTCTGTACGAAATGTGGTGGGAGGTCATATTATGCAGGTAGCAAAAGCATTTAAAGCATCATCAGTATTTCAAACAGCATCAGCAGTAATAAGTAAGTTTAAATTTTGGTAAAATTGGGGATATAAATATTTTATATGGCATACGCATCAAATACAAATTCAAATGCAGGTAACTCATCAGTTACATTTAAAGGATTTTCATCACGAGCAGATAACCAGAACTTTAAGGTTTATGATTTTGAGTGTGCCAAACAGGATCTCATAAACCGTTTGTCGGTACGGAAGGGCGAAAGGGTGGAGAATCCTGAATTTGGTACAATAATATATGATTTGTTGTTTGAACCGTTTACAGAGGCATTAAAAGATGCCATAACGGAAGATATTACAGCAAATTTAAATGCTGATCCACGTATTGGGACAGAGGAAATCACAGTAGTAGAAGCGGATCACGGTATAGCCATACAGGCAACATTGAAATATATACCATTAGATATTACAGAGAAATTGGCGTTTAAGTTTGACGAAAATTCGTTAATACGCCTATCTTAATATACGCACTTAATTTAGTACATAAATATCCATACAAACGATATGGCCACAACAGAACGACAGAATAGATTATTAGTTGCTGAAGATTGGAGAAAGATCTATCAGGCTTTCCAACAAGCAGATTTTAAATCTTACGACTTTGAAACGTTACGTAGAACAATGGTGGCGTATATTAGAGAAAATTATCCAGAAGAGTTTAATGATTTTGTAGAAAGTTCAGAGTATATTGCACTTATTGATTTAATTGCTTATATTTCACAAGCACTTTCTTTCAGAATAGATTTGAATGCTAGAGAAAATTTCTTAGAAACAGCAGAAAGAAGAAATTCAGTTTTAAGATTAGCACGTCTAATAAATTACAACGCAAGTAGAAACAAACCAGCAACAGGTCTTTTAAAAATTAATTCTATATCAACAACAGAAGATGTATTTGACTCAACAGGAACTAACATAGCAAACTCAACAGTTATTTGGAACGATTCTGTTAATTCGAGTTATAGAGAACAATTTATTGCAATATTAAATGCCGCAAATCAATCAGGACAATTATTTGGTAATCCAAGAGAGTCAGGAACAATAGGCGGAATAGCAACAGAAATTTATACGTTAAGTTCTAATCAACTAGATCTTCCAATATATACTTTTAATAAAAATGTTGGTGGTATTAGTAGAAGGTTTGAAATTGTACCTTCGACTATAACTGATTCTGAAAGCATATATGAATCAAAACCAATTAATGGAACAGGTTTAACTTATACATACAGATCAGATGGATCAGGAGATGCATCTAATAATACTGGATTCTTCTTTTTATTCAAACAAGGCACAATGGAAAATATAGACTTTACTGTTGATTCAGCAATTACAAATTATGTTAAAAGTTTGTCTACTGCAAATGTTAATGATACTGATGTATGGTTGTATAAACTAGATCAATTTGGCCAACCATTTGAAGAATGGAAAAAGGTTCCTTCGTTATCAGGTAACAATGCAATTTATAATTCTTTGTCAAAATCAGAAAGAAATATTTACAATGTTATTACAAAAGTTGATGATGCAATAGATTTAGTTTTTGGTGATGGTAACTTTGCTAATATGCCATTAGGATCATTTAGGTTGTATTACAGAATAAGTGATAATGCCAAATATTCTATTCAACCATCAGATCTGCGAAACGTACAACTTGGAGTTCCATATGTAGATGTTAATGGTAGTCAACAAACTCTTACAATAACTTTGGAATTAAAATCATCTATTTACAATTCCGCGGCAACTGAATCTAATGATTCAATCAGAGAAAAAGCACCACAGGTTTATTATTCACAAAACAGAATGGTTACTGCAGAAGATTATCAAGTAGTACCTTTAAGTGCATCACAAGAAATTATAAAAGTAAGATCAGTAAACAGAGCGGCTTCGGGAATATCTCGAGCAAAAGAAATTTTAGATCCTACAGGAGCATACTCAAATGTAAGTATATTTGCTGATGATGGAATTTTATACAGAGAAGAAAAAGCAAACACATTTAGTTTTACATTTACAAACAGAAATATAATTGAATCTACTCTTAATAATTCAGTAGAAGCAAAAATAAAAGAAGCATATTCAAGACAGTTTTATTATTTGAAATATACTACAAAAGATTTAAGTTCTTTGTCAGCAACGTGGAGTTCTTCAACAACAACTACAAATACTAATACTGGTTTCTTTACATCAGGTGGTGCACTTGTAACAGGAGATTTTGCAACATCTAACTTGAAATATGCAAAAGAAGGTGCATTAATTAAATTTACTTCTCCGGACACTAGAGAATTTTTAAACGATAGTTTAGTAACAGCAGGCACAGATGACGCAGAAGATAGAAAATGGGCAAAAATTGGAGCAGTTAATGGAGACGGTGCTAATGGCGGTACAGGAAATTTAGAATCAGGATTAGGACCAGTAACATTATCTAGTATTATTCCAGACGGTGCGTCTGTATCAGCAGTAATACCTAATTTAACAACAACTTTCTCATCTACTTTAAAAACAGATTTAATTGATAGAATTGAAGCATATGAAGAATTTGGAATAAGATACGATTGGGATTCTGAGACTTGGAAAGTTATTACGTCAACAAATTTAAGTACAAGTTCAGTTTTTAGTTTAAGTAATACAGGTTCAACAGCAGGCACAAATTTAGATGCAAGTTGGTGGTTTAAATTTACTAATGATGGAAGTACATACACAGTAACGTATAGATCTTTAGATTATATTTTTGAATCAGAAGGACAAAACAAATTTCATTATGATGCACAAGAAAAAATTTATGATTATAAAACAGGTCAAAGTGTTAAAGACACAGTAAAAGTTTTAAAAACAAATTCAATTGTTTCTACAGGAAATTCAATTGGTTATCCAATTAATTGGCAAGTTGTAGATACTGTTACAGAAGATGATGGATACCAAGATAATAGAAAAATAAAAGTTGGATTTTATGATAGAGACGACGACGGAGTTGTTGATAACCCTGACATATTTAACATTGTAATAGAACCAGATACAAGTCCTACTACAAAATTTGTTTTCTTTGAAAAATATATTTCATACAATAATATAGCAAGGTATAAACCATATGCGGCATCTAACTTTGTTGTTTCATTAAATGAAACAGATATTAATTTAACTACAGGTGGATATTCAGATGGACAGTTATTTTATTTTTATGATGAAGACGAAGATGTTGTTAAAAAATACAGTTCATCAACTGGTGTTTTAACAACAACAACTGATTATTATGCAAGAAGAGGAAGAAGTTCACTTTCTTTCCAATATAAACATCATGCAGGACAAGAAACTAGAATTGATCCTTCAGTTTCAAATATTGTTGATCTTTACTTATTAGAACGATCTTACGATAACCTATATAGAATTTGGTTAAAAGAAGGTGGAACAAAACCAACACCAGCAACATCAGACCAATTAAGAATAAGTTACTCCGGTACACTTAATCCATTAAAATCATTAAGTGATCATGTAGTATACCATCCAGTAAAATATAAAATTTTATTTGGAACAAACGCAGACGAAGAATTACAATGTACGTTTAAAGTTGTAAAAAATCCTAAGACTAATATTACAGATGCAATTATTAAAACAAGAGTAATTGCCGCAATAAATGAATTTTTTGCTTTAGATAATTGGGACTTTGGAGATAGTTTTTATTTTACAGAATTAGCCGCTTATATACACCAACAACTTGCACCAGATTTATTAACAGTTGTTATTGTACCAAATCAGTCGGGACAAAGTTTTGGGTCTTTGTTTCAATTAGCATCAGCGGCAGACGAAATATTCATTAGTGGGGCCACTGTTAGTGATGTATCGATTATAACTGCACTAGGTGCCAACCAACTAGAAGCATCAGGAACAGTCGTAACTTCAACATCAACCACTACAACGAACACTACAACAGGTTCAGCAGTGTCAGGCTCTACTACATCAGGATCCGGTTCAAGTACCGGCAGTAGTGGGGCAGGATACTAATGGCAGACAATCCAATTAATCCGTTAACAAATCAGGAAGTTGTTAAACAAGGTAACAACGAATTACGAAGATCAGTTCAGCACTTACCTGCATTTTATAGAACAGACACAAATCAAAGATTTTTTGGTAGCACATTAGATCCATTAATACAAAAAGGCTCCTTAGAAAGGGTTGATGGATTTGTTGGTAGACAAGATGCTTACACAAGAAAAATTACAGACAGATACCTTGGTGCAACAAGTAGAGATAGATTTGCATATCAATTAGAACCTGCAGTAACTTACACTACACAAGACACAACATCAGTAAATCCAGAAGATCAGGTTAAGTTTTCAGGAACGTACGACGATTACATAAACCAAATAAAATATCTTGGTGGTAATGTAGATAATCATGATAGATTAAACAAAGAAAAAATTTATAGTTGGAATCCAGCAATTGATTATGATAAATTGATTAATTACAGAGAATATTATTGGTTACCAAACGGTCCCAACTCAATTGAAATAGATTCCGTTGGAACAAGTGCAGTAGCAGAATATAAAGTTGAAGCACATCCACTTGATGGCAGTTCTGCAAGAGCATGGAATTTTCCTCACAGAGAAAACGAAAGAAATCCAATTTTAACTTTATATAGAGGTAATACATATAAGTTTGATGTAAATGCAAAAGGACATCCGTTCTGGATAATGACAGAACCTTTTATGGATGCAGTTGCCGCAGATGGTTCAACTTCTACAGTATATTCAACAGGCGTAACAAACAACGGAACAGATAACGGTACAGTAACTTTCACAGTGCCAACAGGTGCACCAGACACTTTATATTATCAGTGCGGAAACCATGATGCAATGAATGGAATATTACAGGTTTTAACTGTTGATGATACAAGAAAAATTAAACCTGAAAATGATATAATTGGAGTTAAAAATTATTCATTAAGAACATTAGATTTGTCTAATGGTATGAAAATTAAGTTTACTAGTGATAAAGTAGCAACAGCATATCAAAACAAAGAGTATTATGTAGATGGAGTAGGAGATGCAATAACTTTAACTGATGTTGAAGATTTAATTACTCCAGGATCATATTCAACAGAAACAACTATTTTATATGATACTGTTGTATATGATTCAAGACCCTACGCAAAAGCATTTTTTAGACCAGATGATCAAGATTACATTACCATTAAAAGAGATTCTAGAGATCAAAATGCTTGGTCAAGATACAACAGATGGTTTCATAAATCAGTTATTGAAAAAACTGCAGATATAACTGGACATACACTAGTATTAGACGAAACAGATAGAGCAAAAAGACCAATTATAGAATTTGATTCTGGACTTGAACTTTACAATCACGGAACTGTTGCAAAAAAATCTGTTACAGTTTACGATACTGTAACAACAGATGCATTCAGTGATGTGGTTAACACACCAGGTTATATTGTTGACGGATTAACGTTATCACAAGGAATGAGGATTATATTTGCCGCAGACACAGATTCAATTGTAAAAAATAAGATTTATACAGTAAATTTTGTTCATGCATCAGAGGATTCAACAATAAGTTCCGCGGCTCAAGATTCAACAGCAGTAATTCAATTAACAGAAGCAGACGACGCCGCTCCTGCAGACGGTGAGTCAGTGTTTATAGAATACGGAACAAAGAACCAAGGAAAAACTTTTCACTATATTGAAGCAGAAGAAATATGGAAAGAAGCACAACAAAAAACAAAAGTTAATGAACAACCATTATTTGCTATGTACGATAATGACGAAATTGCTTTTGATGATGCAACAACATATATGAATTCAACGTTTGAAGGAGCAAAAGTTTTTGAATTTGCAACATCAGATTCAGCAACAACAGACACAGTATTAGGAATCAAAGTAAAATATAATACAATTAATAATGTTGGAGATATTGTATTTGATTCTGATCATACTTCAGGATCATTTACATATAAGTCTGGTGCAACAACTATAACAAAAAAATTAGCAGAAGGCCATTTACATTATACAACAGGTATAGAAACGCACAATAATAAAAGTGCTTGGATTGAAAGAACAAATGAAAGCAAACAAAGAGTTATTAGAACTTTCATAGTTGAGGACACAGAAAAACAATATTTTCAAATTGATTTTTATAAGGATTCTGCAGATTTAACAGATTTAGAAGTTTCTGTATCAGTAAACGGTATAAGAAAAACTATTACAACAGATTATACGTTAGTTGATGGTAGTGTAAACAAATACGTAAAATTTGTAAAAGAATTAGAAGTAGACGATCAAGTTAAAATTTCTGCATATAGTTCTGCAGACAAAGTTGCTGACAAAGGAATTTATGAAACGCCAGATAACTTATCAGTAAACAGTAAAAATAAACAGTTAGGTACTTTTACATGGGGTCAAATATTACTTCATGTTAAAGATATATTTGAAAAAAATGAAGACGTTACAGGAGCAATACCTGGCACATCTAATTTAAGAGATAAACAAGCATCTGCAAAATTAAAAGGCGGAACAATAAAACAACATTTAGGACCATTGTTACCAGCAGTGTTTGGATTAATCGATCAAGAAGCAAATGTTATATCAGCAATTGATTATTGTAATTTAGAATACGAAAAATGGTATAATTCATTTTTAACTCACGCAATTGGTACAGTTTATGAAGGTGTAGTAGCAGATAGAGTAGACGAAATTATTGAAGCAATCAGTCAAGGTAAAAATAGTTCATTTGCATTTTATTATGAAGATATGGCAGGATATGGTGAAAATGTTTCTACAAGAACTTACACAGTACAAAGTTCTTCTCAAACAGAATACGCCTTAGATTCACAACATAGTGTAACAACTACAAGTCATAGAGCGGTGTATGTATATCTAAATGATGTACAGTTGATTTTGGGTACAGACTATACCTTTAGTACAACAGATGATACAGTTAACATTACAGCCACACTTGCAGAGGACGACACGATTAAGATTAAAGATTATTCAGACACAACTGGAAGTTACATTCCACCAACACCAACTAAACTTGGAATATATCCAAAATTTAAACCGGAAACATTTACAGATACAACTTATGTTACAGATACTGATGTTATTAGAAGACACGACGGTTCAATTATTAAAGCATATGGTGATGAAAGAGATGATTTAATATTAGAACTTGAAAAAAGAATTTACAACAATATTAAAGTAACTTATGATCAAACATTATTAGATGTAAACGATGTAGTACCATCAGCATTTACAGCAACAGAATATACATTAACAGAATGTAGTGATGTGTTTGGATCTGATTTTTACGTTTGGGCAGGAAGAAACAACGTACAATATATTAACAATACAACATTTACAGAAGGCTCGCCCTTCACTTATAACTACGCAAAAAGCACTGCAAGATTAAAATCTGAAAAAATGCCTGGGCACTGGAGAGGCATATACAAATATTATTACT